CTTATGCCACTCGGTACGGGTTTGCTTCTGACCCTGCTTGTCCTTCCAGGATTCAGAGGTTGCCAACGATATATTGGCAACCGCATTACCATTGGGTGTGTAGCGAACTTCTGGATCGTTCCCCACGTTCCCCAATAAAATGACTTTATTGACACCATTAGCCATGTTTAACCCTTTTCATTCTTGAGTGCTCCAGGCACTTAACCACCCTGGCATTGTCCTTGTAACGACCTATTACCGGCATAGCCCAGAACGCCTTTCGGCTGCAATCATTATCTTGATGGCGGCATGTAGCACACATGCCGCCCTTTGGTTGATACGTTATCATTCCAGCACACATCCAGGTAGCGGCCTTCCGACCCGCTTACAAACTTCCAGCAGGGCATCTGTATCTACAGAGATAACGCTTGCCGGCACCTCCCCGCTAATCACTCCATTCAGCAGCGCTTTCAGGTTTCCTACTCGCACTGATACAGGGTTCACCGGCCAAGCATATTCCTCGGTTGCCGCTGGATCGTCTGCGTAGGCATCCAGTGGCGGGGCTTCGTAGTCGATCTGAGGCGCGGCTTGTTCAACGCTGTCCGCTGCAATCGCTTCCATCTTATTGGCGGCCTTTATAGCCTCTTCACGTTCTTCGCGCTCTGCACGTTCCTTGTTTTCACGGTCAATGCGCTCACGCTCCAATCTGCGCTCTTCCTCCTGTCGCTCAAGACGTTCCGCTTCAACCTTCTTATGTTCTTCGATACGACTTTTTACTATAAGGACAAGGGTTTCCCGATCCTTCAACACCAGCTCCTGGCGGTCACGAAACAGGAACTCGTAATCCTTTTCCATGCCGCGCAACACTTCCAGGTTTGCGCGAATGCTATCTGCAATGCTGTTAGCTTCAACCAGTAGCCGTGCAAGTTCCGTATTGACCGCATCGCGCAGGCTGGACAGGGTGCGCTTGTTTTTCATTGCACCAGCGAAATCGTCCTGGATAGGCGGAAGGTAAGCGCCTACCAGCGTGGCGTTGATCGAGGTGATATGTGCTTTCAGGTCAGCTTCTGCTTTGGATCGGATATCCAGCTTGATCTGTTCCTTTTGCGCCTTTAGCAGCTTTTCAGAGGCCAAGCGGTTATCACGCACCAGCTTATGTAGCATATCCTTTGTGCGCTTCAAGTCGTTTACTTCCTGGACTTGAGCAAGCATCTGGCTTTCAGCGTTAGCCAGCGCGGCCTCTGCTTTTTGCATGGCCTTGATTTGGGTATCAAGGTTTGCAAAATCCTGGTCGGTTTCAGGATCACGAATAAGCGTATTATCTAAAAAGTGTCGCAACGCCTTTTCAAATGTAGAGAAGTTGTCCTGGATGCGGACTTGACCAGACACCTGCACGAAAACTGCCGGTAAGTCCTCAACCGCTTCCGCCACCACTTCCGCTTCAACCGCTTCCATCGTATAGCCTGCCTTTTCCTTGTTGAACTGTTCCCAGCTCATGATTAGCCGCTTTTCATCATCAGGGTTTAACTCTACCCATATATGCTCGTTGCGACCTTCGCCGTCGGTGACCATGTAGAGCAGTCGAACCGCACGACTCACTACTAACTGCTGAACTACTTGCCAGTAGTCGGCTGGCGGAACCGTGCCGTTTCGCTCCATCCATTCGGCCTTCTCTTTATTCCAGGACTTGCACTCCCAAGCAATGCTTCCATTCATAGTCAGGCCGTCTAGCGAGGCTAGCAGGCTCTTCGTGCCTTCCTCTTCGCCGCTTCCGACGCACGGGTATAGCTCTTCACCGATTAGAATTTGCGCGTATTCCCGGGCCTTCTCTTCAATAGCGTGGCCCTTGTCCAGCAGGTTCTCTTGCACCCACTCGCTAAACTCTTTTTCAGCGCCGGTAGCCTTTCCCTTCATCAGCTCGCTGCGCTTCACATACGGGCTTTCGCCCATCATTGCAGAGGCTTCGCTAGCGGTATCGTAGTTCGCTCGCAGGCGCAACCATTCTGGCGAGCCTTGTACTTCTGAATGCAGGATCATTATTGTGTCTCCCCTTCTGTTTCTGGTTTTAGCGCGTGAATCGCGTCAATTTGTTTTTTGGTTAAATCGGCCTTGCTTCGCACCATTGCCAAGATGCGCTCTGGCGTGTTATTTCCGCTGGCCACCATCTTTCCCCACGCTTCAAGCAGCGCGTAAAACTCTTTATCGTTGTAAGTCTTCCGGCTTGGTTCTGGTGCGGGGGTATTCTCTTTCGGCTTCTTTGATGGCGTCTGCGCTTCTGCCTGGTCAATGTCATCATCCGCCGCGATGTTAAGCATTGCCTGATACGCATATCTGCGCAGGTATGTAATGGTGGCCCCGAAAGTTTTAATGCTGTCGTAACCCTGAATAACCATGACGGATTCAATCTGACCGCCATCAGCATGTACCAGGATCGTCTTGATGACCTGCTGGCCGTCCTCTTTCAGGATCGGCTGGATAACAGCAAGGCCGTTATTAACCAGCGCTGAACGGGTGCATCGGATCAGCTCTTCCATGTCCGCATACATGAACTTGCGGTTCCCGTCTTGACCTGATGATGTTTTTTAGGGGTTTCAAACTCCCCTTGTGCAGCAGCTAAAGCCTTGTACAGCTTTAGCATCGGTTCTGTTTCGCTCATTGCCTTCCCCTTACTAGGGCGCTAGCGGCCCTTTCGTGCGGTTGTTGTGTGATCGTCTACCCAGTTCCGAATGCGGAGCGCTGGGGCGCGAACGGTGCTAGTATTCCGCATCCGAAAACCTAAGTCAATCCGAAAACGGAAAGGAAAGCGCAATGAGATTGGTCACAGCAGGCGGGGCAATACGCATCACTACCGCCAAGTCTGGCCTGGTTAGCGTTGTGGGGGCAGGCGGCATCAGCAGTGTCAGCCTGCTTTCTGCTATCGAAGTTGCGTGGCTTACACGCAGCCAGCGCGACCCGTCAGGCTATCTTGCCATGCTGGTTGATCTGTCCGCCGCGACCCTGCCGGAGCTGGATTACGAACAGTGCAAGAAGATGGTCTTCCCAAGCATTCCTGGTGTGGCCAGGGTGATACCGATAGCCTTTATTGTCCCAGTGGACAAGATAGATATTGCCCGTTCCTACTGTATGCACTGCGCCACACTGGGAGCAGTGACCGGCGCTTTCACTCTGCTGGGGAGTGGTCTTGACTGGGTTCTGGCGAGGGCGAAAGCGCTACAAGATCAACACCAAAGGATAAGACCTGAGAGGCGACGGCATAGGCCCGACGGTGCTGTTCGGGATCGGTGATCTGGTCGAGTATTCGGGCAAGGTCAAGGGCAAGAGGGCTGAAAGAGGATGGGGCTGGCAGGTTGTCGCCTTCTGGCGCTAGAAGCTGCCACGCACTCACGCCCAGCGCCTTGCCTATCTTCTCCAAAACGTCCAAGCCGACGCTTGTGTCTGCGGCCTTGATCCTGGATATGGTGGCCACGCCCACACCGGCTTCTCTGGCGAGACGGCTCAAGTTTTCCGAACCCCACCTGTCAATCATGAGCCGCTGTATCCGGTGCCACAGCACTGACTTGGCTTGCTGCATGTTCTTCATGGGCGATGTTGAGATAGATCAACTATAGCAGCCTCTTCCGTTTCTGGATAGATAGCGTCAGATACGGATTGCTTTGACGTTCCGAATATGGAAAGATAGCCGCAAACCATCGCAAGAGTGAAGAGAGAATGGCTATCACTATCCCCCCTATGACACTGGTTCGCGCTCGACTTGAGCGCCTGAGCCTTGCAGAGCTTCAAGAGCTATCCAGCGAGTCTGGTGTTCCCTACGGAACGCTAACAAAGATACGGCAGGGATATACCCTTAACCCTGGCATTGAAACGGTGCGTAAGTTTTTCCCGCTGCTGAATCCATAGGTGGCGAAATGCTTAACACCTTCAATCCCAAGCCTAAAAAGTGTCGCAACTCGGATTGCCGAAGGGAGTTCTTGCCGTTCCGGCCTATGCAGGCTGTCTGTAGCCCGAAGTGCGCCTCTGCGCTGGTTGAGTACAACAAGCAGCGTGAACTCAGAGAGCAGGCTAAGGCGGAACGCAAGGCTGCCAGGGTAGCAAAGGAAAGGCTTAAAACTCGCTCCGACTACATGAAAGAGGCGCAAGCCGAGTTCAATAAATATATCCGTGAGCGAGACTACGGACTGCCATGTATTTCATGTGGTCGCCACCATAAAGGGCAGTATCACGCAGGGCACTATCGCACCGTTGGCGGAAGCCCTGAACTGCGATTTGAGCCGCTCAACTGCCATAAACAATGCGCGCCATGCAATAACCACAAGTCGGGCGACATTGTGAACTACCGTATCAGCCTGGTAAAAAAAATAGGCGCTGACAAGGTAGCCTGGTTGGAAGGGCCGCACGAAGCAAAGCGCTACACAGTTGAAGACCTGAAAGAGTTAAAGCGCCATTACCGCGCACTGTCCCGAGAGTTAATTAAGGAACGGGAAAAGCGAGGTATAGATGGATGAAGCAGAAAAAACTGAAAGACCGCCCAATCTATTTCGTTGTCCGCCAGATGGTTGACCCAACTACCGGAGAGGTTGCCGGTTGCCTGGTTCCTGCTGAATGGGTAGATAACAGGCTGATGCGCGAAAGGAAATACAGAACCAATGACCACATTCGCGCAACCCTGACGAATCCTAGAAACACCAAGTTTCACAGGCTTGTGCATCAACTGGGTACGCTGGTTCGGGAGAATATAGACGGATTTGAACACCTTGATTCTCATTCCGTTATCAAGAAGCTGCAAACCGACTCTGGCGTTTACTGCGATCCCCGCGAGATAAGCGCGTCACCTATCGTTGAAGCCATCCTGAATGCAGCCCATAGCCTGCTGGGAGAGGGCGCAACAAGGATGCTATCCGCTGTTCTACCTGAAATACAGACGGTGCAAATACTTGTTCCGCGATCCATCGCTTATGACTGCATGGATGAATACGAATTTCGCCAGTTTTGGGATGGACTATGTAAGCACCTTATAACCCACTACTGGCCCACCTTGACCGAAGAACAAATAACAGAAATGGCAGAGCTAATGCCTCAAAACGAGGGAGCTTGATAGGTATGAGTGGCAAAGACAAATCAAGTACAGAGATAGTGCTGGAGGCCGTGCAGGACTTACATGCACAAGAGCAGATTGTAACAAGGGAAACGCTGTCAGAGATAACGGCATTAAAGCTATCCGTTATTGATGACCGGCTTTCCTACCTTGTGGATAACGGGCTTATCAATCGCGTACAGCGTGGCGTATTCGTTCCAGCGCCCAAGCACTGGCCAGCGAGGTTGATGACCAAGACAATTCTACCTGATGGGATTGTCAGCATAGAAATAGGGGATGACCACGTTATCCAGCTAACCCCGCGAGAGAACCGCATGCTGGGTGAGCTTATGGCAGGAGCTGGACAGCAGTTTGCAGCTATCGAGCTTGGCCATCAGACCGCTAACGAGATGGCTGAACTATACCTGCAATTAAAGCATTTGAAGCGGGAGTTAAGCATTCTACGTAAGAGGCAAAAAGGGGAGAGAAGCGACCAGATAGGATTGCTTCCAGGGCAGGAAGGGGAGTGAATGATGTGATGACAGGGCTACAGGAGGGGGGCAGCTATGGCTATTGAGTGGTTGCGGCTATGGCATGACATGCCCAATGATCCCAAGTGGAGAACGATATCCAGAGCATCGGCGCAGAGTATATCTGTTGTTCAAGCTGTCTGGTTGCAATTACTTGTATCCGCTTCTGAGTCAGAGGAAAGGGGCGAGTACACAATTCAGCATGAGGACATTGCCAGCGCTATCAATGAAAGCGATGAAGCCGTCACGGCGGTTATAGACGCCATGCAGGGGAGAGTATTAAGCGGGTGCCGCCTGACCGGATGGGATAGCAGGCAGCCGGAAGTAGAGAAAGCGGGTAGAAACAGCCGTAGTAGCTACGGTAGCAACTACGTTTACTACGTATACGACGTAGATAACTACGCTATTCGCGTAGGAATAAGTAAAAATCCGTGGGCAAGAGTGAGGGACTTAAAGAGCAGTTCGAGCGGTGAAATTGAGCTGTTGGCGACAATGAAGACCGACGCGCAGAGCGTTGACAAGATTCACGAAACGCTGGCCATTGTCAGGAAGAGTCAGGATTGGTTCCACCGCTGCAAGGCACTGGATACGCTGGTTTCAGCGATATCAGAGAAAGAAGTTACCACCCTTGAGCAGTCTGTAACGCACTTGGAAACCTCGCTTGCAGAAGCTGAAGAAAATACTACCGTAGCTACCGTAGAAGCCGTAGTAGCTACGAAAGATAAAGATAAAGATAAAGATAAAGATAAAGATATAAAACATATACGCACTTCCGTGCGGTGTGCGTCTGATGAATCAAAACCGGAGTCGAAAGCGAAACCAGCAACCTTGACCGTGAAAGACCTGGTTAACCAAGGTGTGGATCGGCAGCATGCCGAAGACTGGCTGAAAGCGCGAAGGGCGAAACGGTTACCGCTGACCGCTACAGCGCTCGACGGAGTGAAGCGCGAGGCCACCAAGGCGGGATTCACCCTACCGCAGGCTATTGCACGATCCGCAGCCGAGGGATGGGCGGGATTCAAAGCCTCGTGGATAGATGATGGCCCGAATCCGCCGAATCCACCGAAATCGCCAAGGACGCCGAAGCCAGAAAACTTCGACTCGTTTGATTACGGGGCAGGAGGGAAATTATGAACCAGCAGACGTTCCCATCACGACCGGCAACATGCCCGAAGCACGGCAAATACCAGGCAATTAACTACCTGGGGAGAATCTGGAGCAAATGCCCCGCTTGCGTTGAGCTGGAAACCGAACGGCAGAACCAAGTTGAGCGAGCCAGCAACCAACTTTCGCAACTGCGAACCTCGCAGATACCGGAGCGGTTCCGCGACCGGACGCTGGATAACTACGCAGTCAGCAACGA